TTTTTTTTATGGTGGAACTCCTTTAACTGGAAATGAAACAGATTATGTTACATTTACTCAATTCGGTAATTATGTAATTGTAAGTAATGGTGTAGATGCACCTCAATATTATTTAATGGGAACATCATCTGCTTTTGCAGACCTTTCAAGTATTGGAACATCAGGTACTGTACCAGTATTTAAATGTTCAGGAGTTATTAGAGATTTTTTAGTTACAGGTAATCATTTTGGTGCATCTAATAGAATACAATGGTCTGGAATTAATGATATTACAACTTGGGAAAGTGGTACTAAACAATCAGACTTACAAGACCTACCAGGATCAGGTGGACAAATTGTTCACATAACATCTGGAGAGATTGGTTATGTATTTAGACAAAACCAAATAATTCGTATGGACTATGTCGGTGGTGCAACTGTATTTAGACTATCAGTTATATCTCCAAACAGAGGAGCAGTATATGGAAGAACTGTCTGTCAAGATAATCGTAGAGTTTTCTTTTATGCTGATGATGGATTTTTTGAAGTTAATGGAGATCAAGTTACAGCAATAGGTGCAGAGAAAGTAAATAGATTTTTTGATTTAGATTTAAACAAAGCATTTGCTGATAGAATAGTTGCAGCTACAGATCCTTTTAATCAATTAGCAATTTGGTTATATCCATCTTCTGCTGATACATCTAATACTACTGGAATTTGTGATAAAGTTTTAATTTATAATTATGCTACTCAAAAATGGTCAACTGCTACTACCAATGCTAGTACAATATTTTCACAATTCGTTGGTGCTTACACAGTAGAACTTATGGATATTATTTCAGAAAACTTAGATAATATTAATATATCATTAGATACTGATTTTTGGTCAGGTGGACAATTATTACTTGGTGCTATTGATAGTGATTACAAAGCTGCAATTTTTTCAGGTACAGATAATATTGGAGAAATAGAAACTACAGAATTAGAGTTGTTTCCAGGAACAAGATCGTCTATAATAGGTGTAAGACCTATAGTAGATGCAACAGCTACAGTTACTTTAAAAACTAGAGATAGACTTGCGGATAGTGCTACAGAATCAACTGTTTCAAGTATGAACTCAACAGGCATTAATCCAGTAAGACAATCTGGAAGATATGTTAAAGTTAATGTTAAAATACCAAGTGGAGGAGCTTGGAAAGATGCACAAGGAATAGATTTGGTTGCATCAAGATCAGGGTTGAGATGACAGATAAAACTGATATAGATAATGTTAGATACAGTTTTGAAACACAAGAGTTTTTTCAAAGACAAATTGAAGAAGCTATTAACGCATTAATAAATGAAAAAAATCAAGAAAATAATAAAGTATTCTCTTGGTTTATAGGAGATTAAAATGGCAGGTATAAAAGATTATTCAACAACCCAAGCAAATAATACTGATCTTAATGGTATTTCTACTGCTGAAGGAATGTTACCTTCTAATCTAAACAATGCAATTAGAGCATTGATGAAGAATACTAGAGAATGGTTTAACGATAGTCAATGGGTAGAGTATGGTGATGGTGATGCAGCTTTTACAGCAGCTTATGCAAGTTCAACTTCATTTACAATTGCTGGTGTTAATGTTACAGCAATTTATCATGCTGGAAGAAGAATTAAATTAACAGCTTCTACACCTGGTACAATTTATGGAACAATTAGTTCTTCAACTTTTTCTACAAACACTACAGTAAATGTTACTTGGGATTCAGGTTCATTATCTAGTGAAGCAATCACTAATGTTTATATTGGTGCTTTATCTAAAACAAACAATTCTATTCCAACAGGAATTTCTGCAACTAAAATTGCAGATGGAACAATTTCAGATACAGAATTTCAATATTTAAATGGTGTATCAAGTGCTATCCAAACTCAACTAGATGCAAAAAATGCTACTATAACTGGATCAGCTTCAACAATTGATACAGAAAGTTTAACTGCAAGTAGAGCTGTTATTTCTAATGGTTCTCAAAAAATTGCAGTATCAGATGTAACATCAACTGAATTAGGTTATTTAGATGGAGTTACAAGTGCAGTACAAACACAAATAGATTCAAAACAAGCAACATTAACTGGTGGTGCAACAACAATAGCATCATCTAATCTTACAGCTTCAAGAGCATTACAATCCAATGGATCTGGTAAAGTAGAAGTTAGTGATGTTACAACAACAGAACTTGGATATTTAGATGGAGTATCATCTGCAATTCAAACTCAGCTAGATGCTAAACAAGCTAGTGATGCACAACTAACAGATATTGCAGGACTAACACCAACTGATAGTAATTTTATTGTTGGTGATGGATCAAATTTTGTAACAGAAACTGGTGCTACTGCTAGAACTTCTTTAGGACTAGGTAGTATTGCTACACAAGCTGCTAACAATGTTTCAATATCTGGTGGAGCTGTAACAGGACTTGGTTCACCATCTGCTAACTCAGATGCTGCAACTAAAGATTATGTAGATCAAGCAGTTGCTGGTTTAAGAACTAGAATTATTGCAGAATGTGCAACAACAGGAAATATTAATTTATCAAATGCTTTAGAAGCTGGTGATGCTATAGATGGTGTAACCTTAGTTGCTGGAGATAGAGTTTTAGTTAAAGATCAAAGTACAGCTAGTGAAAATGGTTTATATATTGCAGTAGGTTCAGGTGCTGGTGCAGCATCAAGAGATCCAGAACATGATACTATCGCAGAATTATCTGGTGGTATGGTTGTCGTTAATCAAGGAAGTGTTAATGATAATAAAATATTTTTATGTACAACAGATAATACAGGATCAGTTGGATCAACTTCAATTACTTATGTAGTTGTAACACCAAGTAATTCTGGAACTGTTACTCAAATTGGAATAGCAGATGCTGGTGCTGGAGAATTTACAGTTGGCAATACACCTATTACTTCATCAGGAAATATTACTCTTGCAATTAATAGTATTGCAGATACAAAATTAGGAACTATTGGAACAGCTAATAAGGTTTCTTTAACAGCATTGAATATTGATGGAGGTTCTGATATAGGTGCAGACTTAACTACATCTGATTTAATAATAGTAGATGATGGAGCAGGTGGTACTAATAGAAAAGCAGCTTTATCAAGAGTAGTAACCCTAATGTCAGCACAAGGATTTTCTACAGATGATCCAACAGCTCTTGCAATAGCTTTAGGATAATATATAAAACAATAATTAAGGAGAAATAAAAAAAATGGCAAACACATTTAAGACAGTAACATTTGCAGCAGAACCAGCTAGTGCTGGAACTCCTTATGTTATGTACACAGTAGCAGGAAGTACAACTACTGTAGTTCTAGGATTGGTACTTGCAAATATTCACACTACAGCAATTACAGCAGAAGTAGAATTAGTTTCCACAACATCAAATAGAGGTGGTGCTAACAATGTTGCTAATGGCACATCAATGCTAGTTAAAGATGTAACAATTCCATCTGGAAGTTCATTAGAACTTTTATCTGGTGGAAAAGTTGTATTGGAAGCTGGAGATAAAATTCAAATAGATTGTTCAGTAGCTGATAAAGTATCTGGTACACTTTCAATAATGGAAATTACATAGGAGTTTTAATTGTCTTATATTGGAACACCCCCATCAAATGCTTTCACTTCACTTTTAAAACAAGACTTTTCTACAAGTGCAACTACTGGCTACACTTTAGATCATGCTGTTAATAATGCTAATGACATTGCTTTATTTATAAACTTTGTAAGACAAGAGCCTACTGCTGGATATGCAGCAAGTGGAACTACTTTAACTTTAACAAGTGCTACTGCATCATCTGACGATATGTACTGTGTGTATCTTGGTCAAGCATTACAAACTGTTAATCCAGCAAACGCATCTGTTGGTTCATCTCAACTTTCACCAACAGCTATTACTGGTCAAACAGCATTAACCTCTGTTGCTAGTGATGATACAGTTTTAATTTCAGATACATCTGCATCTGGTGCATTAAAAAAAATGACTAGAGCAAATTTTGTATCTGGTATTGGTGGTGCTAACTCTCCTTTTTTTAAAGCGACAACAAATACAGTAACAACTTTGGCAAATACTACTTGGACTAAAGTTATTTTAAATGTAGCAGAGTATGACACTTCAAGCACTTATAACACTTCTAGTTACAGATTTACTCCAGGAGTAGCTGGATATTATTCTTTATCAGCAGCTATTCATTTACCAATTAGCAACGACTTTGATGAATTTATAATTGGTATAAGAAAAAATGGAGCAGAAATGGATAATATAGCTAATTCATTTTTTAACGCTGAAAGTCTAATGATAACTACAATAGATTTAGCTGACGATAATGATTATTATGAAGTGTTTGCTTATCACAATAAAGGTGGTGGCGAAAATTCAACTAACAATCCAAATTACACATGGTTTTCAGGATATAAATTAATAACATAGGATAAATTATGTCAATAACAAAAATAATAGCAGACAGTATTACAAGTGGAGCAATAGCTAACACTCCAGCTTTTCATGCAACTTTATCTTCAATTCAACAAACAAGTGATGCTACAACAACTAAAATTCAATTTAATAGTGAAAGTTTTGATACAAATAATGCTTATGATAATTCTTCAAATTATCGTTTTCAACCTCAAGTGGCTGGGAAATATTTTATATATACTTCTATTTCTGGTAGAAGTGATAGTCCTGGTCAATTAACAAATGTAAGAACATCTCTTTATAAAAATGGAAGTGAATTAATTCAAGCATATGGAACTGATTTTAGAAATAGTTCTGGTTATCAAACATTAAATTATATGGGTGCAATTATAGAAATGAATGGTTCTAGTGATTATATAGAATATTTTGCTAGAGCTGACCACACAGGTGGAACTAATGGTGGAGTTGATTCTGGCAGTTATGCTGGAGCATACAAAATAATAGAATAACAACACAACAATAAGGATAATAACATGGCACAACTAAGTACAAAAATAAAATTATACGCAGCAGCAAATGGTGTTGCTAGTATTGATTTTAGTTCTGATGTTATGTTGCAAGATGACAGTAATGGAGCTGGTGCGTATATCAAGGAATGGAATTTAGATATTGCAGAGCCTACTGATACACAACTAGCATCATATGAAACTGCAGCAACAACAGCAGAAGCAAACAACGTAGTAATTTCTACAAGAAAAGCAGCTTATGGTTCTTGGGAAACTCAACTAGAAGAAATCTATGATGATGGAATTGACAGTTGGAAAACAAGAATTGCACAAGTTAAAACAGATAACCCAAAGAATTAATAAATGGCATATATAGGTAAAACACCAACAGTAGGAAACTTCCAAGTTTGTGATGCAATAAGTGTTGTAAATAACCAAGCAGCATACACTATGCAAGTAGGTGGAGTTAATGTATCTCCAGAAAGTGCTAACCATATGATTGTTAGTTTGAATGGAGTTATCCAAAAACCTACAGACGCATTTACAGTTAGTGGTTCTACAATTACCTTTGCTTCAAATTTAGTGACAAATGATGTAATAAATTTTATTCAGATACTAGGTAATGTTTTAGACTTAGGAGTTCCATCAGATAATACAGTTACACTTGCTAAACTAGCTAGTGGTATAGATGGTAATTTAATTTCATACGATACATCTGGTAATCCAGTTGCGATTGCTACTGGTAATGACGGACAAGTTTTAACAAGTGCTGGAGCTGGTGCAGTTCCAACTTTTGAAACTTTACCTTCTAGTGGTGCAATGACTTTAATTAGTACAAATACATTATCATCTGCTGTTGATTCTGTAACTGTAAGTGGAATGGATAGTACTTATAAAAATTATAAAATTATTGTTAGTGGTTTAATTCCATCTCAAGATAACATTACTTTATTTGCTAGATCAATTACAGGTGGAAGTATAAACACAGACAATTATCACAAAACAGAATTTACATACCATGAAACTGGTGCAGCTAATTCTGGAAGTAGTATTGATACAGACAGTTGGAAAATAATTGGCACTAATGCAAATGTTATAGGTAAAAATAGTGGAGAACATACAAATATAGAAATGACAATTTTTGATCCATCAAGTACAGCTTTAAGAAATTTAATTTCTTGTGTGGCTACTTTTCAAAGTGATAATCTGAAACCAGGTTTTACTGATTCATCAATATTTTATAGTAGCACTGACGCATTACAAGGTGTTAATTTTATTGCGTCTAGTGGTCAGATAGATGCTGGAACATTTAAACTTTACGGAATTTCATAGGAGAAAATTATGCCAAGATACCACAACATAAACGGAACTAACGTACAATTTACAGAAGCAGAAGAAATAGCAAGAGATTTAGAAGAAAAAAATTGGTCAGATAATGCTTTAAATAGAGCATTAGAAACATTAAGATCAAAAAGAAATAATTTATTAATAGAAACAGATTATTTGGGTTTATCAGATGCAACTTTAACATCTGCTATGACTACTTACAGACAAGCATTAAGAGATTTAACAGATGGTTTAGATACAGTTGCAAAAGTAAAAACAAAAATGGAATTAAATGTTGATGAAGATAATAAACCAATTTTAGATAGTTATAAAAACTTTCCAACAAAACCAAGTGGAGAATAATAAATGGCACTAACAAAAATAAATAATAATACACTTTCAGCAATTACTGGATTACCAGCTGGTGTAGGTGGTAAGGTTTTGCAAGTTGTTACAGCTACAAATACAAGTCAAATAACAGTTAGTACAGGTAGTTATACTTGGACTACAAATATAAGTCTTGCAATAACACCATCTAGCACTTCAAATAAAATATTAATTTTAGGTTCACAAAATTTAGCAACAAATCAAGATGATAAATATATGAATGGAACTTTTTTTAAAAATTCAACAAATTTAGGTCATTCAAGTTTTGGAATTAGTGGTGGAAGTCTTGCAGTTGGTGTTAGTTTTATAGCTGCTAACTGGGGTGCTTCTTATTTAGATTCTCCATCAAGCACATCAGAAATAACTTATCATATGAAAGGTGCTGCACAAACAGCTACTGGTTATATGAATGTTAATGGTTCGTATGGTACTTTAACTTTAATGGAGGTAGCTGGATGATAATAGAAGCAATACATAAAATTAATCCAAATGCAAAAGTAGTTATAAGAGGTAATGATATTAACACTTGTGAAATAGAATGGTTAGAAGGAACAACACCAATACCAGTAGCTGACATAGAAGCTAAAATGGTAGAGGTACAAGCAGACTATGATGCTAAACAATATCAAAGAGATAGAGTTTATCCTAGCATTGGAGATCAGTTGGATATGCTATGGCACTCTATAGATCAAAACCCAGCATTAAAATCTCAATACTTTGATTTCTATGAAGCTATTAAAGCAGTTAAGGTAAAGCATCCTAAATCATAATGGCTAATATTTATAAAAACTCAATGTTTGATTTGACAACGACAAACAGTACAGTTGTTTATACCTGTCCTACAAACAGAACAGCTTTAATAAAATCTATTCAAATAACTAATATTCATTCTGGTACAATTGAGGTTGAAGCCTTTACTACAGATAGTTCAGATTCTGGTTCAGAGCATGAAGTAGCACATATAAGTTTAGCATCTAAAACAGTAGAAAATCTTGTAAAAGGAACTATGGTTTTAGAGTCTGGAGATACTTTAAAATTAAAAGCTGCGTCTGCAAATTATATAGCAGGTATTGTTAGTTATTTAGAAATATTTGACGAAAAGAGTGCTTAATTATATATTGTTATTAAGTATTTTTTAATGTATTTATGGAATTAGTACGAATACCAATTATAGAACTTGATAAAGTTTGGTCTTTAGTAGAAAAAGATATTAGAAATGCTTTAGCTTATTCAGGTCAACTTAACGATTCAGATTTTGTTTATGAAACTGCTAAAGAAAATAAGTTTCAAATTTGGGTTATCTGGGATAAAAACCAAAAGAAAACAAATGATAAATATTTTGGTGTAGTCGTTACTGAGATAATAAAAAGAAAACATGGTAAAGTCTGTCATGTCTATATTGTAACTGGAAGGCAAATGTCTAAATGGCAACATCTCATAAGTAGAGTTGAAGAATTTGCTAAAGACGAAGGTTGCAAAATGATGGAACTAATTGCTAGACCAGGTTGGCAAAAAGTCTATAATAATCATGGTTATAAAAAAACCCATGTTGTTTTAGAAAAACAAATTAAACAAGAGGATAAAATATGAGTTTTGGCGGAGGATCATCAGGAGGAACTACCACATCAGAAATAACACCTTATGCACCAGCAGAACCAGCATTAGCTCAGATACTATCTGAGTCTGGTCAATTATATAATCAAGGTGTAGGTGCAACAGGATATGTGGCTCCAACTCAACAAACTTTAACAGGTCTTGCTCAACAAGAAGCATTAGGTACTGCATCACAACAACAGTTGGCAGATACTTTATCTGGTCAATATTTAAATCCTTTCTTATCACCTCTTATGCAAAAAACAGCAGGTGATATAGCAACAGGAGTTCAATCACAATTTAGTGCAGCAGGAAGAACACCAGGTTCTCCAATGTCACAACAACAAATAGTTTCACAAGTAGCACAAGCTGCTTTACCTTTGGCTTTTGGTCAGTACGAAACTGAAAGAGGCAGACAACTTGGTATTGCATCACAAGCACCTAGTTTAGTTCAAACAGGTTCTCAATTAGAAAATATTCAAAGACAAAGACAATTAGCTCCAACACAAGCATTACAACAATATGCTAACTTTGTTAATCCAATTGCTACAGGACTACCTACAACAGTAGGATCATCATCAGTACAAGCTAATCCATTCTCAACTGCTATGGGTGGTGCTATGGTTGGTGGACAATTTGGTGGTGGATATGGTGCATTAATAGGTGGTGGTTTAGGATTATTAGGAGGACTATTATAATGGATAAAATAAAAAAAGTAATTTACGATATTAAAACAGATATAGATAATAATACATCTAAATATATTATTATTCTTGGTGTACTATTTGTAATTTCAATAATTTCATAAAGGAATTAATTCTTAATGAATGACCTTAAAAAATATGCAGGACTTCTAAATGATTTAGCACCTAAAGGTGAATTTTTAGCATACATTAATGAAGATGAATCTAAAATGCTTAAAGACAATGGTGCGTTAGGTTTATTAACACCTCAAGGAATACCATCTTATAGAGGTGCTGGTGGTTATCAAGGTGGTAGTACAGGTTCTTCAAGTTCATCTAGCTCATCAGGATCAAGCTCATCATCAAGTGGTGGTGGTGGCGGTGGAGGAGGTCAAGATTATTCTTCAGTACCTGCTTCTACACCTACAGTATCTGCACCTACTAATAATAATGGTAGTAATGACTATACAGGTTCAGATTATGGATTTGTAGCATCTCAAACTACACCAACAACTTATGATGAAGCTGGAATAGTAACTGGAAATGTAGATGCCGAAGATGAATATTTAGCACCAGATCCTGACCATTTCAAAGCTACACAAAAAGCAATTGGAAAAACACAAAAAGAATTAAATGAATTAGGTTTAGATAAATCTGATTGGAGTGATTGGACTAAAGAAGAACAAGATACTTACCAAGAAGAAATGAATAGGTTAAATAATACAGAAGGTAAAAATTATTCTTTTTACAAAGGTAATAAAGGAACAACAAATTTAACTCTTGGAGAACATTGGAAAGATACTGTAGTTACTGATCCTTTTTTAAAATTTTCACCTACATTAAGATTTTTAGTTGCAGCTGGTAGAACTATAAAAGAAAATGCTACAACTGATTATGGTACAGGAAAATATGGTGGTTATACTGCTGATGGTATGGGAAGTGGACAACCAATAGATAAAGGTGGTTGGATAGGTAGAATATTTAATAGTGATGGATCGGTAAATCAAAATTTGTCAGAAACTGAAGTTAATGATTTATATAATCAGGCACAAGTTGAGTTACCTAATATAATATCTGACACAACTCCCCAAGACTCTATGGTAAATAAATATTTTGATAATATGCTTATGAGTCCAGATTCACCATTAAGTTCTGATTTGCAAATAAGCTATAATAATGCTAAAAATAATGTTAATAATATTTTGGGTATAACACCTACAAATCAACAGTTTGGCTATTCTGCTGATCCCTATGGAGGTTTAATGGCTAGTAATTTAACAACCAACCCATATAATATAGATTATTTAAAACGATTAGGATTAATATAATGATTGAAGATTTAAAAAGAAGATATGCAAAATTACAAGGTTTATTAAACACACCAATGAATCAAAGTGGTGGAATTTTAGGTAATATACCTCAAGGTGCTTTACTAGGTTCTTCAATATTTAGTCAAGGTATTCAAGGTAAAGATCCTTTCTCTGCACTACTTCCTGCTGTAACTCAAACAGCACAATTACAAAAATTAATGACTCCTAAAAAGTCTTTTAGACAATTAACTGATGCTGAAAAACAATCCAGAGGATTACCACTTGATAAACAATTTCAAGTTGGTGCAGATAATAAAGTTATGCAAATAGGTGGATCAGGAACTAATGTAACTGTAAATACACCTTTTGAAACTGCCGAAGAAAAAGAAATAAGTAAAGTCTTTGGTGAAGAATTTAAAGAAATTAATAAAGCTGGAAATTTAGCAAATGTTAATGACCAAAAATTAGAAGTTTTAATGAATTTAACACAAAGTGAAAATTTAAATTCTGGAAAATTTGGTGATTTAAGAACAGAAGTACAAAAATTTGCTGAAGAATTTGGTTTTGATCCAGGATTACAAGATGTAACTATTGCAGAGGTAGTAGG